TTGTATACAGTACATAGATAATTTTGATCCTGCTAAAAGTAAGAACCCCTTTGCTTATTTTACACAGATAGTTTACTATGCATTCCTAAGACGTATTGCTAAAGAGAAACGTCAGATGGATATAAAAGATAAGATACTTGAGAAGTCTGGATACGAGCATGTATTCTCAACTGATGGTGATACTAATACTGATTATGCAGGAATAAAAAATAGAGTGGAGATGAATACAAAGCGATAATATTATGTTTCCCACAACTATTCAGGATAACTTTTTTGAGAGACCAGATGAGATAGTTCGACTTGCAGATTCATTAAAGTATGAACCTGCTCCAGAGAATACTTATCCTGGAATGAGGACTGCTGCTTTTTCTGAAATTGATCCAGTATTAGATAGGTATATTGGTCAACGTATTCTTAGATCATGGTTTCATGATGGTGAATTTAAAAAAGAAACGAGTTTAAATTGGATTGCCGATATTAGATTTCAAATTTGTCGTCCTATGCATGACGAACAATATCATCTTAAGAATAGAGGATGGGCTCATTATGATTCATCTATTAAGTTTGGAGGTATAATTTATTTAAATCCAGATCCTGAACCTGATACAGGAACATGTATCTTACAATTAAAGAAAGGATATTTTTGGAATCATGAAGATGCCATCAAAGTAGAACGTGCTCATTATAATGGTAATGATATTTCTGATGAAGAATTTGAAAAAGCATGGAGGGATATTAATGATCAGTGGGAAGAAACTACTATAGTTCAGAACAGATATAATAGAATGATGTGTTTTAATAATCAACAAGCACATAGAGTTCAGAACTTTGGACATAAACAAAATAGATTAACTATTGCATTTTTCTTCCATCAACTTCGTGGTATCAATCCACCATATATGAGATTCTAATTATGTCTGCGTTTCCTGTTATCTGTGTGGAGCACTTCTTCCCAGATCCTCAAAAAATTATTAACTATGCTGAATCTCTAGAGTATACTCCTGCAGAAGCACATCAATATCCTGGTGTCAGATCAGATAGTTTGTTTAATATAGATCAAGATTTAGATAGATACGTTGGTAATAGAATTTTAAGAAATTATTATCATAGTAATAATTGGAGTAATTATAATCATATTAATTGGAATGCTGAAATTAGATTTCATAAAATAAGACCATTACATGAAGAACAATATCATATAAAAAATATGGGATGGGTACATCAAGATGCATCTATTCTTTTTGCAGGTTTAATTTATTTAAATAGAGTACCAGAACCTGATACTGGTACTAATCTTTTTACTATGAAAAAGGGGTATGCTTGGACTGAGGATCGAGACACCCAGATTGAGCATAAGCATTATGCTGGTGAGAGCATACTTGACGAAAACTTTGAAGAAGCATATAATAAAGTCAATAGTCAATATGATGTGTCTGTTGAATTTAAAAATGTTTTTAACCGTATGATTGCTTATGATAGTCAGGTTCCTCATTGCGCTCAGACTTATGGGACACAGGAAAGACTAACTCTTACATTCTTTTTTAAAGATCTTGTAGGATCACAACCACCACTAGGTAGATTTGGATGAAAGTATTACTAATAACTGATCAACACTTTGGTGTTAGGAACGACAATCTATATTTTATTGAACACTATAGAAAATATTATAGTGAAATTGTTATACCTTTTTTAAAAGCATCTGGTATTAAAGAGATAATTAATTTAGGAGATACGTTTGATAGAAGACGGTATATTAATTTTATGTCGTTAGATGCTGCAAAAGAAATGTGGTTTGATCCTGTAAGAGAATTAGGATGTCATATGACTGCCTTGGTTGGTAATCATGACATATATTATAAGAACACATTACGTATTAATTCACCAGAAGATTTGCTAGGAGACTATGATATAGATGTTATCGATAAACCTACTACCCGTAACTTTGACGGTACTGACATTCTTATGTTGCCTTGGATATGTGATGAGAACTACGATAGAACCTTAAGAAGCATCACAGAGAGTACTGCTCCTATCTGTATGGGTCATCTTGAGCTTAATGGTTTTGAAGCTCATCCAGGTCATGTTATGAATCAAGGTACTGATATGACTTTGTTTAAGAACTTTAAAAAAGTATTCTCTGGACACTATCATACCAAATCCAATAAAGACAATTGTTATTATCTTGGTAATCCATATCAATTGTATTGGAATGACTATAAATCCAAAAGAGGTTTCCACGTCTTTGATACTGAGACTTATAAAACTACTTTTTATAGAAATCCCTTTGACACTTTCTATAAACTGTACTATAATAATGGTGTATCTATTCCTGATAAATCAGAACTGCAAGGAACTTTTGTTAAACTCATAGTAGAAGACAAGGGTGACTATGCTAAATTTGATTACGCAGTTAAACAACTTCAAGATATTGGTCTAGCAGACCTCAAAATTATTGAGGATCTGAGTGTCGAGTTAGAAGATGGTGATGCAGTCATGGAGACTGAAGACACTATGACTCTATTAGACAACTACATAGATGAAATAGATCTTAAAGTTGATAAATCTAATGTTAAGGGCATTATGAGATCTCTTTATATGGAGGCTTCTGAACTATAATGTTCATTCTAGTAGATAAAGGTACTGGCGGTGTTTACGCTGTCAGCAATAGTAAGCAATCAAAGACTGTGCATATGTTTGAGCAACAAGAAGATGCTGAAAGGTATATGGGTCTTTTGGATGCGAGTAATTATGGAAAACCTTTAGAACTAATGGATATTGATGTTGATGCTGTTGCAATAAACTGTGAAAAATTTGGTTATACATATGCTATTGTTTCTAAAAACGATTTAGTTGTCCCTCCTATTAAATAATGATCGTATTTGAAAGTTTAAAATGGAAGAATTTTCTTTCAACAGGTGATCATTGGACTGAGGTTCAATTAAATGAAACAAATTCTACTTTAATTGTAGGAACTAATGGGGCAGGTAAGTCTACTCTATTAGATGCTTTGTGTTTTGCTCTATTCAATAAACCTTTTAGGAAGATTAATAGAGGACAATTAGTTAATAGTATAAACGAAAAGGGACTTAAGGTTGAAGTATGTTTTTCTATAGGTAAAGATGAATACAGAGTTTTCAGAGGTGCAAAACCCAATCTCTTTGAGGTTTACAGGAACAATAAGATGGTTGATCAAGAAGCTGCTGCTAAAGACACGCAGAAATACTTGGAGCAATCAGTCCTTAAACTTAATTTCAAGTCCTTCACACAAGTCGTCATCCTTGGTTCATCCACTTTTGTCCCCTTCATGCAACTTGGAGCAAGTGTCAGGAGAGAAGTTATCGAAGATCTACTCGACATCCAGATCTTCTCAAACATGAATACACTCTTGAAAGATCGAATGCGTAATGCATTAGTTCAAAGTAAAGATTGTAAACACCTTTTAGGTATTGCTAACGAAAGAGTACAAGCACAACAGAAGTTAATTGATTCTCTTAAAGAAGTTAATGAGACACGAAAGAAGGAAAAGGAGAAAAAATATAAATCAAATGCAAAGGATGTAACAAATAAAGAAAGACTACGTGTAGAAAAGAAATCAAAATTAAAAGAACTTGAAGGACAAGTAATCGATATACAGGAATATAAAACTAAACTACAAGCATTACGTACAGAACAAGCAGAGAATAAAGCAGAATTAAAACGTCTTACAAAGGAAGCAAAGTTCTTTGAAGAACATGATACGTGTCCTACATGTACTCAATCAATCGGCAAGACATTTAAGAAGGGTAAAATGTCAAAGCTTAAAACTAGTGGTGTGTCATTAACTAAAGAAGTCTCGAAATCTAAAGAAAGTATTAAGGAAGTACTAGAAACTATTGATAAAATCGAAACTATTTCTTTAGAATTGTATGAAGTTCGTGGTGAAATATCTAGTTTTGAAAGAGATGTAGTTCGTATTGAGTTAGAAAATTTAGAAATACAAAAGGAATTGTTAGAATTAAAGGAGAATACTCCTAATATTGATAAGGAGATGGAAACTATTCAAGCCTTAGAAGTACAACTAGAACAGACTAAAAAAGATTGTGGGAAAGTTACTAAAACTTTAGATGAGTTTCAAGTTGTTTCAACTCTATTAAAAGACTCTGGTATTAAGAGACAGATTATTAAAAAATATATTCCAATATTTAATAACCTTATTAATAAATATCTGCACAGTATGGATACCTTCTTTAACTTCACTCTTGATGAGGAGTTTAATGAAGTTATCAAGAGTAGATTTAGAGATGAGTTTAGTTATGCTTCTTTCTCAGAAGGTGAAAAACAGAAGATAGACTTAGCACTTCTCTTTACATGGAGAGAGGTTGCACGTATGAAGAACTCTGCTGCTACTAATCTTCTTATACTTGATGAAGTATTTGATTCATCCTTAGATGCTTCTGCTACTGGTGAACTTCTTACTATACTTTTAAGGTTAGGAGCAGACACTAATCTATTTGTTATATCACATAAAGGTGATATACTTAGAGATAAGTTTAAGAGGTGTCTTAGATTTGAAAAGATTAATGATTTTTCTAAAATGTTAGATGATGAATAATATATGGAATGTTTGGAAATATGCACTAGGTAGTTTCTCTGATTCAAAAACTAAACGATATGACAATCAGATTGTTCTGGTACGCTCTGTTATTTTCATATCTTATCTCGTCACTAACTGCTTTATTACTGCGGGGGTCATAAGACACTGGGGTGACAGTTCAGAAACTGTCCCTTGTCTTGCACAACCATCAGTAAGAAGTAGTATAATAGATGTATAACACAAAGGACGTATGGTAAATTCAGAAGTAAAGGGAACACTTGCTAGACTGTTAGCAACAGAAAATCTTACTGTAGAACATCGTAAGGTTAGCACAGCATCATTTGATGTTAATAATCGTGTTCTAGTTCTTCCTATCTGGGATGCTTCTGCTACTGTTTATGACCTTTTAGTTGGACATGAAGTTGGACATGCTCTATATACTCCTAACCTTCCTATAGACGCTCCTAAAGCGTTTGTAAACGTCGTAGAGGATGCTCGTATAGAACGTATGATGAAGGTCACATATCCTGGTCTTCGCAAGTCTTTCTTTGAAGGTTATCGTGAGTTGTGGCATCAAGATTTCTTTGGTGTTGCTGACGAAGATATTAATGCGTTATCTTTTATTGATAGAATTAATCTTTACTTTAAAGGATGTGCTACTTTAGAATTTACTGATGAGGAGCAAGTATATGTAGATCGTGTTGCTAATACAAATACTTTCCAAGATGTTATAGATCTTTCTAATGATTTGTATGCGTATGCTAAGGGTAAAGAAGATCAGAAAGAAAACATAGCACCTCAACAAGGTGACATGGATATTGAAATGGATCTACCTCAGGACACCGATGAGCAAGAAACAATAACTCCTGATAATATTGAAGGTGAAGAGCAAGAGAATGATGATGGTGAAAGAGGTTCCGATGGTGAAGATTCTGATCAACCAATTTCACCTGCTGATCTAGAAACACCTTCTTATGAAGAAAGTAAAGGTGAAGAGTGTGATGAACTTACTAGTCAAACAGAAGAAGCACTTAGACAAGCATTAGAAACTTTAGTTAATGATGATGACAGAGAGTGGGTTTATATAGACACTCCAGATATTGATGTTGATAATGTTCTTACAGGATGTGATGAGATTCAAGAAGATCTTTACTTCCACTTTGAAGGTGCAGCAGTTTCACTTGATGATAGAAAGCAGATCTCAGAATACTATACACAAAATCTTGTAAATGCAAAAGAGCAATATTTAAATGCTAAGAAAGAAGCACAACGTAGTGTTAATTATCTTGTTAAGCAATTTGAAATGAGAAAGTCTGCTGATGAGTATAAGAGAGCAGCAGTTTCTAAGACTGGTGTTATCAATACAAACGCACTTCATAAGTATAAGTTGACTGATGATATTTTTAAAAGAGTTACTACTGTTAAAGAAGGTAAAAATCATGGGTTGGTAATGTTCCTTGATTGGTCTGGATCTATGCAGTATCAGTTAATTGATACTATTATTCAAACTTACAATCTTTGTTGGTTCTGTAAAAAAGTAGGTATTCCTTTTAGAGTTTATGCATTCCAGAATTCACACGGAAGTAGTAGTGATATACATCCTGGTATTAAAAATCCTAAAGGTAATACTCTAGGACTTTGTTCTGATTTTAAATTATTAGAATTCTTTTCATCTAGACAGAATGCTAAGTCTTTAGAAAAATCTATGTTGTATGTTTATTGTCAAGCATATGCTATGGGTCATGGTGGTCTTGGTTATATGCATAAGTATACTCTTGGTGGCACTCCACTTTCTGAAGCAGTAATATGTGCTCCAGAACTTGTTAAAAGACTTAGGAAAATTGAGAATGTACAGAAAGTAAATGTAGTTTGCTTAACTGATGGTGAATCAAATCCTATGGTGTATATTAAAGAGAGAGAAGCAGATTGTTATTATGGTAATGGTGAATTTATGACTAGATCAATTCAATACTCTCATCGTAACACTAAGTTTATTCTTAGAGATTCTAAGACTGGATACAATCGTGAGATATCACCTTCACCATATGAAACTACAAGAGAAATTGTTAGTTTCTATAGAGAGATTACTGATTACAATTGGGTTGGTATTCGTATCTGTTCTAAGAATGAATTAAAAAGATTTATGCGTACTTTAACTTTTGCAGAATCTGAGATTCTTGACAAGCAATGGAAAAAAGAAAAGTTTGCATCTGTTAAGAAGAATGCAGGATTTACAGAGTCTTTCTACATTCAAGATAAATCATTAGGTGGTGATACTGAGAACCTTGAAGTAAAACAGAAAGGTGAAGTTGCTACTAAAGCAGAACTAGGACGTGCTTTTAAAAAGCACATGAGTTCTAAGATGACTAACAAGAAAGTACTGAATGCATTTATTGAGCAGATAGCATGAATTTATGGGATGGATATAGGGAAGCTGTATTTGATACGTTTCCCGATATGGTTTTTGAAGGCAACCATACAACTTGGAAAAATAAAAGAGGTGTTAACTTAACTGCTGACACCTATTCTGGTAAGCATTTTATTAAGTCTAGGCACGTTGATATATGGGATGATACTATTAACATCCATAATAATGTAATCTATCCTAAGACAGGACATAACCTGCCCTGTTTTGGTATGGACTTAATGGGATTTAATAAAAAGAAAGTTATAATAGTATTTGACTTTCAACATCCAGTAGAAAATTATCTATTGAAAGTACCACCATTACCTCAGACAACAGAGACCTATCGTTTTTTTGAGAAGGGTAATCATTTCTCTGATAATATCTTTGTAAGGTATTGTGAGATGGATGGAGTTAATACATTCTTACCAACATTCAAATACTATCTCTCACTCTATAAAGAGATGATAGACAAAGCACAACCTACTGGTACTGATACTAGTTTGTATAAAGACTTTGATTCTTATATGATAAGATTAGATCCTATCTCAGGTTATCTTTCTAGTCAATTTGGTAAAGAAGAATCAGAACAATTAATCAAGGAGTTCTTTTTTAGTTATGCAGAATGATATAGTACAAGACATAGCATTATTACTTTCATATAATATGCAAGATATTGCTGGTGTAGAACCTTTAGAGAGTCCTATAAAGGAAGTTAAAAAAGATGATTTGATTATTAAGAATACGATGTATAAGGCACCTGGTTTAAGGAAAATGCATTTAGAATTGGCAGAGATTAAAGGATTAAAAATATTACATTCAGTATTCTTTCCTGATCCTCATTATAATTTACCTATATTTGGGTGTGATATTGTTGCTACTGATAAGGTAGTGACTGCTGCTATAGTTGATATTTCTCCTATAACAGGTTTTGATAATTGGAATGATATTAAAGAGATTAGTAATGAATTTAATATTGGTGAGAAGAGAGAACTTCCTTCGTGGGGAGAAGAAATATTTTCTCCTTATTGTAAGTTTATGCGTCTTACTGAAGATATTGATATGGCAAATTTCTTTTGTCTTGTACAAAACTATCTTGCGATATATTGTAAAGCAGTTAAGGATGCTAAGAAGGGAAGTATGGAAGATGCGTATCAAAGATATCAAGATCAATGTAAGTACTGCGATCAACAAAGAAAGAATGATAAGACTCGTGGAATTTTAGAAAAGTGGTTTGATAAAGAATGGGTTGATCACTATATAAATGATATATTATTTTGTAAACCGAAACCTATGTTAGTGTTATGAAACAAACTAGATGGACTGCTTACATTTTATTACAATCTAATAGATTGCAAAAAGTTGAATTTCATTCTTCTTCTAACTTACGAGAAGATGCTGAACAAAGATGTAAAGGATTGTTTGGTGTTACTGATGTTAGGCAATTGACTAGGGTGTGGACAGATGAATAACTGTCCACTATAGCTTGTATGTTTAAGCCATCATGCTATAATAAGTATATCAAAAGAAAAGACCTATGACCTTTAAAGCAAAATTCTCAGACAAAGATCTGATTTCATTCTTCAAAGTTGGAGATGTAAATAGTGACCAAGTAAAAGAATTTGCTGACAGTCAAGGTGTTCAGATTCAAAGTGTTACTAAGAGAATGAACAAACTATCACAGTTCGCTAAAGTTGGACGTGGTAAATGGAATTTAACCTTAGCACAAAGACTTGAAAAGACTTATAATGCCACAGCAACAGAATCGACCACTATTAAATATGTTCCAGAAAAGGATTCAAACTATGTACCCTTTGGGAATGCCCCTTCTCTTAAGAAAATTGTTGCTTCTAGACATTTTTACCCTGTCTTTATTACTGGTCTTTCTGGTAACGGTAAGACATTAGGAGTAGAACAAACTTGTGCTGCTCTAAATAGAGAGTTGATCAGAGTAAACATTACGATAGAAACAGATGAAGATGATCTTATCGGTGGGTTCCGTCTTGTTGACGGCAATACCGACTGGCACAACGGACCAGTTATTGAAGCTCTCAACAGAGGGGCTGTATTGCTCCTTGACGAAATTGACCTTGCCTCAAACAAGATTCTCTGTCTCCAATCCATCCTTGAAGGTAAGGGAGTTTTCCTTAAAAAGATTGGAAAGTACGTCAAACCAGCAGCAGGATTCACAGTCATCGCCACCGCAAATACTAAAGGTAAAGGTTCAGACGACGGCAGATTTGTTGGAACTAATGTGCTCAACGAAGCCTTTCTCGAAAGATTCCCAATAACCTTTGAGCAAGAGTATCCTTCAGCAACAATAGAAACAAAGATTTTGACTAATGTTGGATGCGAGTTGACATTTGCTGAAAATCTGGTAAAATGGGCAGGAGTGATACGTAAGACATTCTTCGATGGAGGAGTGGATGAAGTTATTACTACACGTCGTCTAGTTCATATAGTACAGGCATATCAAATTTTCGGAGATCGTTTGACTGCTATTACTAATTGTGTGAATAGATTTGACGATGATACAAAGCAATCTTTCTTGGATCTATATACCAAGGTTGATGCAGGAGAAGAAAACGAGGAGGAAGATGAGCCCTGTATATAGAGACTATGAAATTCGTATCAATCTAAATGAATTGATCGAAAAACGTGTACCATGCTGCGATTTATTACATCCCGATCATTGCTTTACTGAGTCCCAAGTGACTCAGATTGCACATGATATTAATATGGATTTAGATTTACATCCAATTTATCATCAGATTGATGAGCATATTATGAGGTATGTAAAGGCAGCAGGTATAGACAACTCAGATCACTGGGTTGAAAAAAAATTACCTGACTTAAACAACTAACCATGCTCTCTGATTTAGATTCATTAGATGGATTTATTAAAGTAGATTCTGATTACATCGTAGACCCCATGCAAAAGTACAACGAAAAGGAACTGTTAAAAGAGATTTCTGATTATATCAGTAATACTTATAGAGGACATTACTCTGTTGGAAATGTACAGACTCTTGACTTAATTGATTCAGTTGGTGATGCTGAAGCATTTTGCAGAAGTAATGTGCTAAAATATGCATCAAGATATGATCGTAAAGGAACAGCACGTAAGGATATATTAAAAATTATCCATTATGGTCTTTTACTATTACACTTTAACGATAAGCGAGATGCTGCTAATCGTATACAAGCAGACACACCATCTGCATTCACCGTTGATTATGACAAATAATGACTATGTTATCCAAACCTACAATTGAAGTATTAAAGAACTTTTGTTCTATAAACAAATCTCTAGTTATCAATCCTGGTAAGAGATTAAGCACCTTAAGTATAAACAAGAACATCCTTGCTTATGCTGATGTTGACGAAGCATTTGAGTCTCAAATGTCAATCTATGATCTTGGTGTATTCCTTGGTGGACTGTCTTTATTTGAACAACCAACTATCGATACATCAAAGGATAATTTTGTAACTGTAAGTGATAGAGCAGGTAGATCTAAAACAAGATTCTTTTATGCTGACCCAGATATTATTACCCAACCACCTGAGAAGGAAATTTCTCTTCCTACTGAGGATGTTAAGTTCCGTCTTGGTGCTAGTACTCTTCAGCAACTTCAACGTGCTGCTTCAGTATATCAGTTACCCGACTTATGTCTTTATGGTGATGGGACTGAAATGACATTACGTGTAACTGATAAGAAGAACGATACTTCTAATAGTTACTCTGTTAACGTAGGTGAGACAGAAGATACATTCTGTTATTGTTTCAAAGTTGAGAATTTAAAGTTGCTTCTTGGTGATTATAATGTTACACTAAGTAAGTCAAACGTTGCTCTCTTTCAAGGAGAGGGTATCAAATACTTTATAGCACTCGAACCAAACACATGAACATCTTTGTGACTGACCCCGACCCTGTTGTATCAGCACAAGTATTACCTGACAAACACGTTGTTAAGATGCCATTAGAATCATGTCAAATGCTTTCTATTGTTGCATCTCAAGATTGGGGTCACAACTTTGGTTTATTACCAAAGAAAAGTGGTGGTTTTTATGCTACTGCTAAGGGTGCATTTCGTAATCACCCTTGTACAATATGGGCACAGACTAACTTCCGTTGGTTAATAGCACATGGTCTTGCATTATGTGCTGAGTATACACATCGTTACAACAAAGTACATAGTTGCGAATATACGCTAGACTATGCAAACAATCTATTTCCTGATTGTCCTGCTCCTGTATCCTTTACACGAGCTATGCCTGATGAGTATAAACATGACACAAGCATTAACACTTTTACTGCTTACAAGAATTACATTAGCAGCAAACCTTGGGTTGCATCTAATTATCTACGTGACCCATCCAGAAAACCAAATTGGTTATGAATAACAATTTTTTATGGGTAGAGAAGTATAGACCTCAGAAAGTTGAGGACTGTATACTTCCTACAGATGTGAAGAACACTTTTAAGAGTTTCATAGAGCAAGGGGAAATACCAAACCTCTTGCTTTCTGGTACTGCTGGTGTTGGTAAGACAACTATTGCGAAAGCATTATGTAATGAGTTAGGAGTAGATAGTTATGTCATTAATGGGTCTGATGAAGGTAGATTCTTGGACACTGTACGCAATCAGGCAAAGACCTTTGCTAGTACTGTTTCTCTTACATCTCAATCTCGTCATAAAGTTCTTATTATTGATGAAGCAGACAATACGACACCCGACGTACAATTACTCTTACGAGCCTCGATTGAGGAGTTCCAGAAGAACTGCCGTTTCATATTCACGTGTAACTTTAAGAATAAAATAATAGAACCGTTACATAGTAGAACAACTGTAATTGATTTTAATGTCCGTGGAAAATCTAAACAAGCTCTTGCAGGTCAGTTCTTTGAAAGGTGTAGAGACATCCTTACCAAAGAGGAAGTACGGTTCAATGACAAAGTGGTTGCCACAGTCGTTCAAAAGTACTTCCCAGACTTCAGAAGAACACTCAACGAACTCCAAAGATATAGTTCAACAGGTGCTATCGATACTGGAATCCTCGCAACGCTAGGTGATGCTAAGATAGATAGCCTTACAGACTATCTAAAACATAAGCAGTTTAATGATGTGAAGAAATGGGTTCAACAGAATCTTGATAGTGATCCCACATCTATTATGAGAAAGATTTATGACAGTCTTTCTAATCTTATGGAAGGTCCAAGTGTTGCTGCTGCTGTACTTATTATTGCAGAGTATCAATACAAATCTGCTTTTGTAGTAGATCAAGAGATCAATCTTTTAGCATGTCTTACACAACTGATGGTTGAATGTGAATTTAAATGACCGCAAATATACTGATAAACTTAGGACTAGAGGATATTAAATCAAATGCCCCTACTAAGTATTGTCCTAGATGTCAAACAACTAAACCTATTACTGAGTACCATAAACATTGTGGACAAGCAGATGGTTTACAATCTCGGTGTATAGAATGTAGAATAAGAGAGTCTTCTAACGCTAGTACTAATATTCGTAAAAAAATGAATATAGAACCAGTACCTTTGGGCACTCCATGTGACTTGTGTGGAAGAACTGACTTTCCTTTACAGTTTGATCATGATCATGAGACTGAAGTACATAGAGGATGGTTGTGTAGACCATGTAATGCTGGACTAGGACAACTCGGAGATAATATTGCTGGATTAGAAAGGGCTATAAATTACTTAAAGAAGACGGAGATAGTACCATGATACCACCCGTTACTAATAAAGACATTATGGAGGAATTGACAATGACTAAAGACACACGAAAAATACGAGCACAAGTTAAGTCTAGATTTTATTATCTGTTCTGGGGTGCTGCTACTGTATCAGTATTTGCTGGACAGTTGTATGTTGGTTCTGGATATCGTCAAATGTCAAGATCCTTTAATCGTATTATGGATGCGATAGTTGTTGAAATCCAAAATGAACCGAGGTTTTACTGATGTCTGAATTTCCTACAGATCTTTGGGAAGATATGGACAGACTCAATATGCTCTATGAAGAGTTGTGTTGGGATAATTTAGACTTGTTAGAATTTAAAGCTGATTTTGAAAACAATCAAATCATAATCAGAAACAAAACTATGGACATAGGTGAATGAAATCTTTGAAAACTCCTCTTCGCTATCCAGGCGGTAAGTCTCGTGCTGTCACGAAGATGGCACAATTCTTACCAGACATGGGTAAGTATAAGGAGTATAGAGAACCGTTTCTTGGAGGTGGTTCTGTTGCTTTGTACATGACAAAAACTTATCCTCACTTAGAAGTGTGGGTTAATGATCTATATGAACCTCTAGCAAACTTTTGGCAAACTCTACAGCATGAAGGCGATGAAATTACGACCAGGCTCAAAACCTTTAAAACAAAATACCCCACCCCAGATAGAGCACGTGAACTTTTTCTGGAAAGTAAGGAATTGGTTAACGATGCAGGAGCCAGTCTCGTTACCCGTGCTGTTAGTTTTTATATTGTTAATAAGTGTTCTTTCAGTGGTCTTACCGAATCGAGTTCCTTCTCCAAACAAGCCTCAAACAGTAACTTTAGTTTACGAGGTATAGAGAAACTACCAGAGTATTCTAAGTTGATAGAGAATTGGACTATAACCAATCTCACATATGAAAGGATGTCTACAGATGAGAAAAATGTATTTACTTATCTTGATCCTCCTTATGAGATAGGATCTAATCTATATGGTAAGAAGGGTGGGATGCACAAGTATTTTGACCATGATGCATTTTCTAAAGAATGTGATGGACATACTAACCATCAGATGATATCATATAATTCATCCCAATTAATTAAAGATAGATTTTCTAATTGGAATGCACACGAATATGATCACACGTATACTATGAGATCCGTTGGTGATTATATGAAAGCACAACAAGAACGTAAGGAACTAGTATTATCTAACTATGGCATATGATGATCGTTATCCTTTAAAGGATTATTTGAACAGTATTAATTACAGTAAGGATTACCTCATGGGTGATGATCCTGGATGGGAGAAAAACTATACTCCTTATGTAATTAATAAGTGTATGTCACATCATATGGATACGATTATATTTGCAAATGAAATGAATCGATATCCTAATTTGGATAAGCGTTTACAATATGATTTTTATATAAATACCGTCAGACCTAAGAGGCGGTTTTCGCCTTGGGGCAAAAAGCAAACGGTGAAAGATCTTGACCTTGTGAAAAAATACTATGGTTATAGTAATGAAAAAGCAATTCAAGCCTTAAGGATCTTAACTCCAGACCAACTTAACTACATCAAAGAAAAACTGAATAAAGGAGGTAAGAGATGAGTGAACTTAATGAGGTTCAATGGACTAAAGATGATATGGTGGAAGTGAATTTGAAAGAACCTGATGATTTTTTGAAGGTTCGAGAAACACTTACTCGTATAGGAGTTGCTTCTAGAAAAGAAAGAAAACTATATCAATCGTGCCATATCCTTCATAAGAAAGGACAGTATTACATAGTACATTTTAAAGAACTCTTCGCTCTTGATGGGAAAAAAGCAAACCTATCAGAGAATGATGTACAAAGACGTAACAGAATTATTAAACTTCTATCTGATTGGGGTCTTGTAGAGATCGTAAAGGCAAGTGTTATTGAAGACGCTGCACCTTTAAGTCAGATAAAAGTTATTTCATATAAAGAAAAAGGTGAGTGGACTCTTGAGTCTAAATATAATATCGGAAAGAAGAAGCAACCTTCTGAATAGATATATAATATAGTTACATAGAGTTTCATGCCAGAAGTTATTCTTCCTGATGAATCTGAAGAGAAAGAGGAAGTCAAGGAAAAGAAAGGATTCTTTGGTAAAGCAAAAGCTGCTTTACTACCAGATGCCGACGAACAAGCAGCAATCATCTCCACTGCAGTGAGAATCACTGTTCTTGCCTGGTCGGGTGGAATATTGACATTGAATTATGTTGCCATTCCAGGTGTACCACAACAGA